GATATTGCCATAGTTATTCTCCTTTATTTATTATAGGCCTGTGCCACTTCTGTAGAAGTGGTTGTTTATTCTAACAAGAACATTTGCGTTTGCAGAACTTGTGTCAGAATTATCTGGGTCTTGCGAAATGTCGATCGCTTGAATAGCGAAAGTAGTCGCAGTTCCTGATACTGAAACATCAAGTTGTGCTTTTGATATTCCTGTTTGTGTTACACCAGTAGTGTTAGTAACAGAATAGTTTTTAAATAGATCTGCTCTAGTAAAAGCCGCATCTGCATCTATCAAGAAAACTGCATCTGGATCATCAACAATAAAAGCTGTGATGTCACTAGCTGCAATTGAACCTGGATAGTGATTGCTAAATGTAGGCTTTTTTGTAGTTGGATCAGTGTAAAAACATCCGTTAAAAACTCCCACAACAGCGTCCGATGTATTAGCACCATGTTTCTGAATATTTCCAGATGTTAGTGGTTCCACTAAATCACCTTGGTAAATCGCAGTTGCATAGCCACTTGCAATCGTATATCTGTTTTGAGCTCCTACTAATGGTGAACCGTCAAGTTTTCTGTAAGGTCTTAAACCAAACTTTTCACTTACGTTTGCCATAGTTGTTTTCTCCTTTTAACGTTTATATTAAATCCAAGCTACTTGTAGGTATCGCAAAAATATTACTTTTTACGAGAACCGCCAAAGGTAACTCTAGACTGCCTATCAATATTGATTGGCATGTCCGGGTGTTGTTCCTTCATAAGATCCCTATCAATCGCGTCTGTTCTGTCTTGAGTAATTTTTTGAAAATACTCAGCACGTTGTTTTAGAATCTCCTCTGGTATCCTTGCCAACACAAGGCCCCCAATTCCAACGAGACCAGCATGTTTTCCTTCAGAAATAACTGGGTATTCATTTTGACCTATTTCACTTAAAAGTGTTTCAGCTTTAACAAATTCCCAACCTTCTCTAAGTTTTTTCGAAACGTTTGCAACGTCCTCAAAACCCATAGTCGCAGTTCTTATCCATCTATGTGCATAACCCTGCGGAGCAGCTGGCGCATCCAAACTGGATGGTGGAGTCCAATCTTTTTTTCGAGATTGTTTAGATCTAGATTCCGACTCGCGTGAAGTTTTTATTTTTTCCATGTTATACTCCTTCCTTCACGTATTTTGCGTATTCCTCTAGTGGCACCCCTAATTTCTTAGCGATAACTACCTGTGATTTGGTGAGCCTCACAGATTTGCGTCCACCTGAACGTCTACTAACTGAACCTACATTTTGGACGGGTTCTTTCGCAGGTTTAGTTTCTTCAGTAGTGTCCTGTGCAAACTTTTGAGGGAAATACTCCTTCATACGTTTGTTGATTTCATTATAATACTCATCTGTTTCCGCATCAATACCCTGACCCATAAGTTCTTCATGAATACTCATGGCCGCTCCGGTCATGACCCTATCCGTTCCAAACCACTCGTTAGTCTCAGCCCATTTTTGGGCTTTTTGCGAAATTGGTGGGGGTGGTGCTTCTTCAGATGATTTTTCCTGTGGTGTCTCAGCTTTAGCTTTTTTTTCAGCTTGAGCTAAAGATACCTTTTCCTTTTCTACAGAAAGTTTAGAAAGTGCGTCTTGAGCCTCCGTAATTTTTTCTACATCGTTTGACTCTAAGGCAGCTCTTAAAGAGTTTTTTACTTTTTCTCTTTCAGCATCAATTCTTGAATCGTATTCCTTAAGATAATTTGTATCAGTTTCTTCAAACTTTTTGTCCAAAGTATCATATTTATTTTTCAATCCTTTTGCATATTCGAGTGCAGCCTTTTCTCTTCTTTCAGCTTCTCTTATTTGAAAAGTTAATTTATCTATTCTTTTTTTTACTTTTTCAGAATAGTCTTGCAAGTCTTCTTTTTTTTCTTCGACTTGTATTTTTTCCTCTGTTTTTTCTTCAGGTTTTTCCTCAGAGTCTTTTGTTTCTTGTAAAAGTTCTTTTGCTGTTTTACCACCTGTTACATCAGTATAACCAAGATCTACATTTTCTTTTTGTGCAAATGATTCATCGGGTTCTTTTGCTTCAGGTACGTTTACATTTTCCTCATTAACACCATCGGTGTCTAACTCAACTTCTTGAGCTTTATTATCTTCAGCCATATTTCCTCCTAAAAATGGTGCAAAATATCACGTGGATTTTTAATGGTTGATATGACCTCATCATCATTCAACACTCTTACTTCTCCACCTTCAATTTTGAATCTTGAACCAGCATACCTGCTAAAAATAATCCAGTCATGAAGTTTACACCAAGCACCAAGAGGAAATTTTTCTTTGTCTCTATAACAAAGATTTCCCATTTTCAAAACAAGGCCACAGACTGTGGTCATTTGAATTGTTTCTTGAGTTGTGTCGGAAAGAATTATACCACCCTTAGTTTTTTTTGGCCCAGCATAAGGTAAAACTAGTAATCTATACCCTGTTGGTGATGGTAATCTTTCTAAAAGGTTATCGTCTATTGATTTGGGATCCAGAACTGTTGAAACTTCTTCTTCAGATTTATATGAATCCTCAAGTTTCCCAGTCCGTTTCGGTTTCACCGTGGACATTGTCATCTTCTATCTCCTGTTTATTCAGCAGGTCTTTTAGTTCCTGTTGCAAATCCTCTAGGGATTTGATTTGCCCCCTAACATATTGTAGTTGGTCCATGGTGTCAACACTATATATAGCTGCTTCCTTATAACGTTCTAATCTTTTATGAATTGTTTTTTGTATTAAAGAAATTGTATCAAGATTAATTATCATCACATAAGTTTTAAACTTTTATGATTTATAAAGATAATTTATGCTTTTGCAAATGTTTTTACGTTAGTTGGTTTACCACCAACTCCTTGAGGTTTACTTCTCTTTCTTGCAACAGCAGAACGCCTTTGCGATTCTGTCATTCGGGCGGCTTTTGCAGCAGGCACGCATTTGGGGTACTTTCTTTTTGATCCACTTGCAGATTTTCTTCCACATTCTCTAAAACCTCCCCCAGGTTTTTTTGATCCAATGTCTACCCATTTTTCACTGAACCATTTTTTCAGTCCACCTGATTTCATGTACTGAATATTTTTTTGCATTACATTAAATCTTTATAATAATCACTCATTCCACCGCTTTTTAATTTGATAGAATCTAATGATTGTGCCTGTTGTTTATGTAACCCAGACGCTTTGTGTAAAGCTTTAGCAACTTTTTTTATTTTCGCATCTCCACCTTTATTCATCATTTTAGATTTTTGAATTCTACCTAAAGCTGATTGAGAACCTGCCGTCATTCCACCAACTTTTTTTCCTGCAGGTTTAGGTCCTTTAAAATCTTTTCTTTTCACACCAGATGGATCTTTGATTTTTCCTGCACAAATTTTGCTAGCGTATGCGTTCGCATATGCTGACGGATAAACTGAAAATTTTCTCTTGGCTGCGGCTTTACCTCTTGGACATAATTTAGTCATTTTATTTCTTTCCTTTAAATATTTGTGTTCCCTTTATACCATAAATGCTCGCCACGACAAGAATCCACAAATTAGTGAACCATGACGGCAGCTGCTGGAACTGCTCAAAGAACATTTTTATTTTTTCAGACGCACCCGGATCATCCGAGAAGACCCCCCAAGCAATCACCAAAATTGGCAAAGTTAGAATTATCAAAACTGCCTCGTCTTTCCAGTCTGATTGTCTAGCCTCTAACAATTTACCCTGGTAAGCTTCTTCACCTCGAGCTTGACGTTCTGCATGTAATAATTGTGCATCGGACATTGCAATTTTTGCTTTTTGTTTGTTGGCATAAATTTTACTGCCAGCATTAATTGCTAATTTTAAGGCACTGAACCACATTCTTGAATTTCTCCTTACGTCTATTACTTAAATAATCTATCATTTTATCAACTGTAGATAAAGCCCCTTGACCATTGATCCTCCATCTCCATGTATCTTTATGATGTAGTTTTCTTCTCTTACAAAGGTAAATACAACCCCCAAAAAAGTCATGAAACCTCTTAACCAAATCCTTATCAGACATCTCTACGCTACATGCAAAATATTTTTTTGTTTTAAGCTTTGACCAAATACCAAAACTTCCCTCTCCATCAAATACTCCTGCTAAAAATATTATTTTTTCTTTTTCAGAAAGATTATCGTAAACCGATGAACTTTTTTCCGGTAGTTTGTATGTCTTTAATGCCTTTGATATCAGATTTTACTCCTGGTTCTCGATGAGGACAACCACCTTTTTTTAATCCTTGTGGGTTTGGTCCTCTTTTAGGGGGTGGTCCTGATTTAACACCACCACTTAAAGTTTTAAGACTGTTGTCTTTTTCTAATTTCATTTTTTCCTTTCTTAGCAATTGATACAACCTGATTTTTACCCATAACTTTAGCTCTTTGTTCCATCACTGTTAGTATTTGTATTTTTCTAGCAAAAGGTTTGTTGACATGCTTGACTTTTGCAACAGTTGCTCTCGCATCTTCAGGTGTTGCAAATTTTATCTTAACTGTATCTCTAGGATTCTCATCTGTGTATAGTCTTCTACCAGAACCTTTTGGTTTTTTACCTGTACCAGTTTTTGGATCGTTATTTTTTGGCAAGTTTCTGCCTCGCTACTTCTAATCTTTGATCTGATTGATCAGATTGCTCTGATAATTTATCGTATTGGAAGTCTAATCTATTAGCTTCCTTAGTCATATCCAATTGAGCTTTTAATTCTGTTTCTCTCTCCTTACGCTGCATGTCCATAGCACGTAAATCTATTTCTTGTTGTTTTAATCTTACTAAAGGATCAACTTTTCCTGCAGCACTTTCTAATTCACCTCTAACAAGTTCTTCAGTTATCTCTGCTACTGCAGTTGCAACCGCTTTATCAAATTGTATTTGAAATTGTTGTGGGTTTTGCTGAGATAGAGCTACCATATTAGGGTCTTGCATCAATTGTTCTCTCACTTCTATCTTTGCTTTGAAAGAAATGTGATCAGAAATGTGCGCTTGTAGTAATGCATAGACCTGTGGATTGATTTGAACCATCCTAGATTGCATAAAAGCACTGTGAGCTGCTATGTGTGCATCATGATCTTGGAATTCAAACGCTGTAAGTAGTTGCATTTGTAAAGCACGTGCATTTTCCTTACCTGGATCCATTGGTTCTGGTTGTTTTGGTGGTGGTTTTAGTAAAGTTCCTATTTGTTTTGTGCCTAACGCCTCATAAACACGTCTATAAGCTTCATGGATGTTATGAATTTGTGGATTTGACATGGCAACTTGTAATTGTTGCTGAGAAAGCATGACTCTTTGTGCCATCGACATGATATTTGGGTCTGCAACTGGTAAAATATCCACTCTATTATCAAAATCTAACGCTTTTATCATTCTTGGGCCACCATAAACATCATAAGGATAGCTTGGAGGAAGCGCATCAGCCATAATTCTAGCTAAAATTTTAAATTCTAACCTCATAGCGTAGTAACAACGCTTATGAACACCACTCATTACACGTGAACCTCTCTCCATTAAGGCCACTGTGGTGCCCACAGCACGGTTTTGTAGGTCATTTCCAACATTGGAATCAGTTATTGCAGCAAATTTTTGTCCTGCTTGTACAACAAATCCTAAAAGATTAAATAAAGTTGTGCTTGGTTCTGTAAAAGGTAGAGGAAAAAACTGATCTCTGATGTTTCCGCCCGGAGCATCAACGTCTCTAAACTCTCCTGGTTGCATTGGTTGATCATCATCTCTAACTCTGATGCCTCTAGACTTAAAACCCGCTGGTAAATTTTTTAAAGTTCCTGCATCAATCAATTGTCTAAGAGATTGTGTTGCCGCTCTGCTTAAACCACCAATCATATGTGTCAAACCAAATCCATAAAATCCTAATCCTGGTAAAAATTTATAGTGAACGAAGTATTCTATTCTTTTGTAAGTAGCATCATCTGGTCTATAGTTTCTATAGATTGATAATACCTCACCTGAACCTTCGTCAATTGTAACTACGTATGGTATCTTTATTTTTTTAGCTCTAGAATCAAATTTTTCATAATCATCTAAATGTAAATCCACGTGTATTTCAAGTATCGTGTGGAGATAATCTTCACCAGATTTTTTAACACCTTCTAATTCATTTATCTTTTTCTGTACGTTGTCCGTGGACGCTTCTCCAGGTTTAGGTAAATCTATATCTCTGTAAAAACCACCGGCCATAAGTTTCACAACTTCGTTTTCCGTTAGCCGTTGTACGTGAGTAATTCTATCTGTATCTTTTAAATCAGATGCGTAGTATGGCACTACTAAATCTTCAGCAGGAATAAACTTTGATACTGGTCTTTTTAATATTTCATCGTAATATATTTTTTTAAAACTACTACCGGATAACGGTAAATGGAACAACATGCTATCCATGTCAGTTGTGTATTCCTCCATCTCCTCCATCAACATGTAGTTCATGTAATCTTTCACACGATCTGCTTGTTCTTCTATTGCTGGAGTTTGAAGACCTACCACTTGGGTCCTAACGGGGCCATCTGATGGCACTAATTCTTTATAAGCTTGTGCTTGAAATTGTGTTACTGATTCTGCTAACAAAGGATGTGTTACATTAGAGGCACCCTTAAATGGTTTTGAAACTTCAGTGTATTTAGTTCCAAGAAGATCTAATCCTTTTATATATGCATCTTCCCATTCTTTTCTTGATGTTTTATCTTTTTTATATTCTGATACTAAATCAGATCCCATTCTTTGGAGGGTTCTTTCATCCATGAACTCTGCAAGATTTGCGTTAAAATCATCTTGTGGTCTTAGCTCTGGTTGATCCTCTCCTTCTACAGAGACATCGTCTACCGCTTCATTTATAATGGGAGTTCCCTTGCCGTCTTCTATTTTTTCGTTTTCAGAAATTTCTATATTGTCTTTTTCAACAGCCATAAATACCTCTAGCCTTTTCCTGGCTGAGAATCAACTAATAAAGTTTTGTTGGTTTATTTCTACCTAATTTTGTACTTACTGAAACTGAACCACCGGTGTTAAATCTTTTTTTACCTTTTTTGTTCATCTCCATTATTTTTTTCATTCCAGGATAATCTTTTGCTTTACCTATACCTATAGCAATCTTAACAATTTTTTTATCTTTCATTCCACCTTTGTCATAACCCATAGGTTTTTGCATCATGCCGCCGCCCATTCTTTTTTTAATTGCTTGTTCTCTTCTTGAACTTTTGGATGCACCGATCATAGACTCTGTTTTTCTAATTTCTCTTAAATTATCGTCTTTAATTGACATGCCTTTTGAATAACCCATTGGTCTCTTCATCATGCCGCCACCCATTTTTCCTTCAGCTTTTAATTTTTTAGTAGCACTCATTAATCCGCCACCCATTTTTTTATTTTGAATTTTTTTGACTAATTTTTGAGCTAAACCTGCTCCTACTGATGGAGTCATTTTTTTTAAGAAGTTCATCTCTTTTGAAGATATTGCTCCTTTTATTTTTTTTAATCTTTCTCTTTGCTCAGGGCTAATCGAACGTATTCCTTTTTTTTTAAATTTGTCTTTAAATACTGCAAGCTTGCTTCTAATCTCACCCATTCTACCGGTATCAGCTCCGCCACCTTTGTTGTACTTCATGGCACCACCAAATTTTTTTCCACTCATAGATTTTTCAATGGCCATTCCTCTTTTCTTTTCGTAACCGGAAAGTTTTCCGTCTTTATTTAAATCTGCTTTCTTTGGGTTTTTTAACATAACATCTCCTAATAATATTTATATTCCTTTTCTAATTTAATTGGTGGATCGTCCCAATCATCTGAGTATGTATTTACAAAACCACCTTGTCTATATCTTAGCACAGCTTGGGTCATACTGTCTACATAGTCATCGTATTGACCATTAGGAAAAGCTGCACATTCCTCAATTACATCTTGAGCAAATTTTTCATCTAAAGGAGCCCACACCATTCCTGATTCAAACACTGGAGAACAGCTATTAATCCTGGTAAACTTGTCTCTTCCCTTTGCGGGCACATAATCTATTACAGGTAGTCCTGCTCTTCTTAATTCGTGTATCAAAGGTTGGCCACTAGCCTTAGCCTCAATGATCACTGTTTCTGGTTCCCAATATTTATATTGCTCTAAAGCAACATTTTTTAAATCAGGAAAGTCATATCTGCCTTTTATAGCATCAAGTAATATGATTGCATTTTCATAACCTTCAACTGGTTGAAATATTCCCCAAGTTGTTATTGCAGAGTAGTCTGCCGTTTCTTTGGCACTAAATGCAGTATCATAACTTTGTATGACATGCAGCAATCTAGGGAGGTAATCTTTATCGTAATCATTCCACCATTCTCTTTTTATTATGGCCCCTTCCTCCGAGGTTGGGTCCTGCATATATTGTGCATTCCAGTTCTTCGTTGATACAGATGCTTTGACTGCTTCTAGATCTTCAAGCTTCCAATACTCAGGCCAAACTGGTTTTCCGTTAGGCATAATGGCTGGAAATTCTATTACGTTCCATTTGTCCGCTTTTGGTTCTGTTTGAGCCTTCACTAAACGACCGGTGAGATCGTCTGTTGCCCAACGGGTCATGACCACTATTATTCTTCCACCTGGTTGCAAACGTTGTCTTGGCCCTGAGCTATACCACTCGTAAGCACGATCCATTGCTTTGTCTGACATTGAATCTTGTTCCGTATGTGGATCATCGATAATAAGTAAGTCCGCCCCTCGTCCTGTGATAGAACCGCCAACACCCGCTGCAAAATATTCCCCACCATGATTGGTCTCCCAACGTCCTTTTGCTTTACTATCTTCTCTTAGTTTAACATCTCCAAATATAGTTTTGTATTCTTCGGTATCCATTAAATTTCTTACTTTGCTACCGAACCTCACTGCAAGTTCAGCATTGTGTGAAACTTGCATCAATTTCATCTTAGGGTTTCTGCCAATCATCCAAGCAGGAAATAAGTATGAAGCAAATTCAGATTTAGTATGCCTTGGTGGCATATTTATAATTAATCTTCTTTCTTTGTTTTGTGCTATGTCCTGGAATTTTTCCGAAATTATTTGATGGTGGCCGTATCTTTTTGGGTCCTTTGTTTTACGATAAATGAAGTCTGGCCAAACTGCCTGTGCAAAAGCTAAAAAGTCATCTTGGCATAATTTTATATATTCTAGCTGCTTCTTTAATACTAAGTCCCTTAGTTCTTCATCGGTTAATCTATCAAGGTTGGTTTGCATCTAAGAAATCCGTTTCATTTGAACCTTATATACGTCTATGCAACTTAGCACAAGCTAGCTTAGACAAAGTACCTGTTTACGCTCCAGGTGGTTTTTTATAACTGCATCGTGTTTCGTTTTGGCAGGGCCATTGAGCCTTCTAAACGGTCAACGGTCAACGGTCACTGATCCGTGTTTAAGTTTTTTAAATCAGTCAACACGGCCCGCGTAAAATGGTCAACGAATAACGGCCATCGCACAGGAATTTTGCAAATAAAAACAGGGATAAGTGATCGCGGATCTGTAAAAAAAGTTAAGGGTCTGTAGATTTTGAGCGTCTTTTGCTTTTGGGCTCTATGCAAGATCAATACATTTAATCCATGTTTAATTGCTTTGTTAATCCAAACAATTTGATATTTATTCAACGTTGGATAATTGACCTGATTTGATTTTAATTCTAACCAAAAAGATTGTCCACGGTAACAACCAAATACATCTGGAACACCTGAAACCGTCAGGGTTTCAATTCTGGTTAAAAAATAATTTTGATGTTGTAAAGCTTCTTTTACTTGTTTCCAAAGTTGGGCCTCAGGTTGTGACATGAACAAAACTACAACACATGTTGTAAATTTACAACACAACTTATACGTGTAATTAATTTATGGGTGCGACACTTTTGACTATATGATTATATCCCATTATATCTTATATAGATATTATATGAACAAAACAACAAAGGACAAAAAAATGACAAATGCACAGAGAAGAACAGCGATAAACAAAAAAATAAAATCAGCTAAATCAGTTTATATTTATAACGGTTTTGCAGAAGATTATTTCAAATCAACAAAAGATGAATTGTTATCATGGTTTAGTTATAGATATAAAAGACAAGCAGAGAGTGGCGCGGGTCAGGGTTATTTTGACGAATTTTTAACTGAAATGGAAAATAATCTTAGAGTTAATGAAAGCGGTGAATTACATTTTAATTAATCTATCGAAACGGGGTATTGCCCCGTCTATGCGAGTGGCGGTCGCATACTGATGAGATGCCAAAACAAAAGGACAAAAAAATGAGTACATTTAAACAGAGACAAGAAGCTAGATACTTGATCTATAAATTTGATCAAGCAACGGGCCTGAGAGATGAACAGAGACATTTTCAATTAAAAATGTCAAAACGTGATCGAGGTAAACACCAGACCGCTATTTCAAATAGTGTCAGGTCTTTTATCGCAGATAAACTAAAAGAGCGTGAAATAGAAAATAAAAAATAAATAAATTACCCCTTGATCTTATTGATGGGATATGATAAGATTAGGGGGTTAAACAAAAGGAGAAAAAAATGAGTAAAAAAATATATCTAAGATCAACTAAAAATCTTTATTATAAAGATGAAGATGGAATAAGAGTATTTTATTCTTATTCAACACCAGTTGCGTTTGTTGATGATCAACACAGATTTTTTATTAGTCATAATGTTTGGTCGGTGACCACAGCAAAACATCTTAACTGGATCGAAGACTTCAATGGATATTCCAGAAAAGAGTATAGAATTAAAAACTCTATTTTTGAGGATGAATTAAGAAAAGCTCAGGGCATAAATCCAGATAAACCAAAAAACGATGTAATAAAAACGACCGCTATGGTTTCAAAACTTTTTGGGTTACTTTCAACAGGGGATGAGAAATCAATAGAGCAGAAAAAAAGATTTTTCGAAATTGCGGGTTGCACATTTCCTGAAGATTGGGACAGCCTAAGTCTTGAGGAAAAAACAAAAAGAATAAATAACGCTGAACAATTTGGATTGGAGGGTAATTAGATGATTAATCCAGATAAGACATTACAACAAATGACAATAAAACTTGATGAGATATTAGACTGGTTAACTGATAGCCCAATGGATAATAAAGACTATAATTCATTGCATAAAATCTACGACAAATATTTAGAACTAGAAAACAAACATATGGGGGTCGAGGATGAAAAAAATTAGGATCATTTGGGGCACTGAAGCAGTAAAAAAAACAGAAAAACCAATTAAAGGTTACACAGACAAAACATACACTTTTAAAACGGATGATGAATTAAATGCATTTTTAGAAGGTGTGAGTGAGGGCAACGGATGGCTAGAATATCAAACATTAGAAAAGGGGGAAAAATGGAAGATGGCTCAGCAGAGATAAATATAAATTTATCTAAAGGCATAATTAAAGTTACTCACGGCTCATGTAATTCAACGCTCGCGGAGTGGGTCGCGAGCAAAGGAGACTGGAATAAAATATGGGCCACAATAGATAAACTTGTAAAAAACAATAAAGGCAGAAGGGCAGGATGGCGTGATTTTTCGGAAGACTAGTTTAGAATAATTCTAAATAAGGTGCGACACTTTTGACCATTGTATATCTTATTTACATGGGATATGATAGGAGAATAAATAAAACAACATGATGGAGGAAAAAATGAACATGCAAGTATACGGTAAGTTGATTAAAGAGGACAACTACAAACCAAAACAAGCTGCACAATCTTTTGTAATGGAAGAAATTAAAGGTTGGGTTGAGGAGTACAAAAGACAAGGGATTGAAAACCAATACGAAAAAAAATTCGTTATTGCTCTTGCTAAGTTACATAATAAAATTTCAGATGATTTCAATAAAAATGGTGACAGCATGCCAATTGAAATTGATGAAATTAAAATTGAAAAATAATAGGGTGACGGGGGCGTAAGCCCCCAATGGAGGAGAAGATGATAGCAGATCAAGAATGTAGACAAGCTTTAAAATACTTTAACACAGGCCAATGGCTTCAGTTGGAAGGATCAATTGGAAGATGGGTTAATGAATTTTTAGAGTTAAAAATAATCTTACAAGATAAAAAAAATGGAACTGTCTCAATAGTTGATGGTTATGGAAGGCCTGTTACTTATAATAAGGGTCATATCGATTGGGACAAAGTAAATCAAATAAATGAGGAGGAATAGACAATGATGGACATAGATACAATTGTTGCTCTCAATAAGGAGGCGGGCAACAAAGCAAAAAGACATGGGATAAAGCCTACAACTTTTGAGAGCCAAAACTTGAGTGTTAAAAACTTAGGGGAAATAGTAAATTTAGGAAACTATATTCCCAAAGGTTGGAAAAGGCTTAATATAAAAAAATATGTAATGAGTTGGGAACTACCTTACTCACATAAAATATTAAATAAAGGTGGTTTATTTGTAGATAGTAGCGGATTTGGACAACCAAATGAACCCGCTCTTACTATTGAACAATTAATTAGTTTAATGGCTAAGTTATTAAGTAACAAACCATCTTTAGGTTTTGGAATTATTTCACAAGGCCAGTTTCAATTAACAATTGGAGTTTTTGAGTGTCAGAATTAATTGAAATATTTTTTGGGATAATTGGGTTTGTTGTTTTGTTTATAATCCTTGTAGCTGTAATAGGCTACAAGGGTTTTTTAATGACAAAAGAAAAGGCTAGAGAACAATTAAAACAATTTCACTTAACAAAATCATTTAACAAAAACAGAGGAGAAAATAAAAATGAAGAAGTTTAAAGTTAATATAGAAGAGTTAGGGTATGAAAATATAATTGAGGCTGAAAATGAAGATGAAGCTGAAGTAGAGGCTCTTGTAGATTGTAAAATGAATTTACAGGAATATGTAACAGCAACAACAGAAGAGATAAACTAAAAGGAGAAAAAAATGAGTGACTTAAAAAAACATTATTATGCATATGATGATGGAATAAATGCAGATGAATTACAAGATTGCATAATACAAGAGTGTGAGAGTGCGGGTTTAATTATAAGTTATGATGAAGATTTGTCAAAAGATATAGATAGGGATCATGCTTTTACTTTAGAAAATCCGTATAAAGAAAAATTAAAAACCATTTTAAATATTTGCGATACCAATGCAAAACAATGGAATGAGGTTGAACACGACCCCGCAGATGAATTTAAAAAAATATCAAAAATAATTAGGGAGGGTTTAGAAATATGAAAAGTAAAAAATATAATTACGTAACCCGAGACATGATAAAAAAAGATTGTTTTGAGGGTTTAAATTTTGCTGAAGATAATGCTGTGAAATTTGATGATCAAAACGGGGCTATAAAGGTTTTATGCTATTGCGAGACAAAAGAATTAGCCAAAGGCATAGCAGAGGCCCTGAATATTTTAGATAATCTTGAATACGATGGTATAAAAGTTCTTGCAAATAAATAATCTTATGATATCTTATGGGAGGAAAAGAGAAAATGAAATATAAAATCAATGTAAATGAACAAGATATAAAAAATGGAATTCCATCTAATTGTAATGCTTGTGCGATATCTCAGGCATTAAGGAGGAAATTTCATACTGATGAAACTTACACGATGATTGATGACGCAACGGGGGACGTGTCAATAGAAATAGATGATAAAAAATTTATAGTTAACTACAAACACGAAAGTGATGTTGCAGATTTTATCTATGACTTTGATCAAGAGGATGGATGGTCAAAAGTAAAACCTATGACTTTCGAAATCATGGAGGGCCATTATGAATGATCAGACAAGACATGGAATAGATCACGTTCAATCAAAAAACAAAGCAAAAGGATATAAAGATAAAACAAAAAAATTATTTGAGGAGTGGTTAAAAAAGTGTCCGATTGTTTATGACACTAAAACTGAGAACTCAGATAATGAAACAGTGACAATAAATTTTAATTTAAAAGAAAGGAGGTAAATATGTTTTTAATAATAAGAGAAAAGACTTTCGCAAATAATGAAAGCGTTTTCAGTATTGTAGGGCAATATAAAACAAAAGATATTGCGGAAGAGAAAAGATCAGCATTTAAAGTGATCGAAGATAAGGGAGACGTTTTTTTTTATATTTGTGAAACACCGTTACACTTAAAAAATGAAGTAAAATAATAATAAAGGAGGAAAAGATGAAAAGTAAAAAGATAAAGTTACCAGATAAATTAAAACGAATAGGGTTTAAGAAAATTCATCAAGATAAAGATGGGTTTTTTATGTTTTCATTAACACCGAGTAAATTGAAAAAAGGAGGAAAAGATGTCTACAAGAAGTAATGTTGCAATAATTGATCCTGCAACAAATAAATTAAAAGTTATATATGTTCATAGTGATGGGTATCCTGAGGGAGTTGGGGTGTGTTTGCATAAATTCTACAATACCTATGATAAAGTAAATGAGTTAGTAAATTTAGGGAGTGCATCATATTTAGCAGATACTTTGGATGAATGTTTTTTTTATGGAAGAGATCGAAACGAAGAAGATAATGGCCCACAAAAATTTAGAGATGAATGGATGTATTTTAATTCTATGCGGGGTGATTTCATGATTGAGTACATTTATATTTTTAAAGATAATGAATGGTACATATCAGAATGTAAATCTGTAAAAAAACCAAAAGATACATACGGTGGTGAGGGTGTTTATTATTGGACTAATCCAATACTTTTAACGAGACATAAAGAGTTTAAGGTGTCAGAAACTCCAAAACATACTGAGGTAAAAATGATATCTCAAATAGGAAAAATGTTATCTAAAAATTTCGGGGAGGATAATATTGTAAAACAAGGTTTAAAAGTAAAAAAACTAAATTAAATGAATTGGGGCAGTGGCGGGCCTCAGGCTTTTCTCCAGAAGTCTATGCAAGTTCACGCTGAAAAGGGTTTTGTGTCATGTACTACCTTAAAAGCAATGTGTAATCAAATTTGTGTCCGCCACGTTAAATTTTTTTTATTTCCTTAATTACTGAATTAGGTATTATAGTTGTGTTTCCGATACTTTCAATATCTAAGCCATTTTCAGAATAAGAATAATCCCCAAAAATTCTAGTAACTCCTTTTGCTTGACTGTAAAGATGGCCTTTTGTAATGCATGTTGCGAGTTTTGATTTTTTTAGTTCTTGAAAACTCGACCATGAACTATTTGACACGATATCGTACCACTCCACGGAAACCATGGGATATCTTTCTATTTCAGTTTTAGCTCTTTTATTTAACGTTATTTTTCGTTTTGACATTAACTATTCCGGTATTTACTTTTAAATTTGAATTATGTTTTTTGTTAAAAAGAAATATAAATTCTGACCAAGTTTTATTTTTGTAGCTCTTTTGTCTCTTCGGCCTCAATTTCAATGGTTTTGGCGTTGTAGCCATCAATTTTTTTTGACAATTCACTGAGTTTTTTTTCAAGTTCAACACGGCTCATTCCTTCTAAACCACTTACTTTAACTTCTCTCTTATCAACATACAAGCCCGCTAATTGGCCTGATCTATATTCAGCCTGTACAGATACGTTAAATTGTTTACTTTTCTCAGCTTCTTTAGATAAATGATCTAATCTTTTAAATCTTTTAAGTTTATCTTTTGAAAATTTATTAACTTCTTCTTCATATTTTCTGTCTAAATACTTCGCTATATGAGGATTTAACCTTCTGTTTAATAATCTTGAGGCTATAGCTGAATAGTCTTTATCATTAGCACACTCATATTTGGCCCTTTTACAGGCCTCGGCATATGTAATTTCACCCCAATTAGCAACGAGAATATCACAAAACATACGTTGCTTAGGTGTTAAATCTTTTTCGGATCGTTCAATTTTTTTAATTTGAGGCATAATTTTTTACTATATAGATTATTTTAACACATGATCAACTTTCAAAAAAGTTTAGGTTGCGTTCCCGCAAGAGGTGTCCCTAAGGGACACCATAGGGACACCATAGGGACACCATAAAAACATACTTAAATCATTGATATTATTACTTTATTCATCTTCAGGGACACCAGGGACACCATTTTAGACCCCGAGGGTACTTTTTATTAATCAAAGGTCTGTATAATCTATATAGGGAATTTTTTTTAAGGACATTTTTAGGGTTTTGTGTTATAATCATAAAGTTTTTTATACTCATAAAAGACCTTTTGTTGGCCCGTTGTCCGTGGTTCTTTTTATCATTTATTTGTCACCACGGGCCGTGGGCCTTTTTCCGTTGTCCATTATCCGTTTTTAGTGTATAAATAAGATGTGTTTATTAACACTCATTTAGTATGTAACATGCTCCTGAGGGTTTTTCTCATTTTATGCTCTCTATTAGTTAATTTTCCCTCAGGGGTAAAATTTATAAGACCACCATGACTATTTTTTTAAGTTTACCTCAGAAATTTTAAACATAATTTCTCTCCTCTCGCTCGAAGAATTTGCACTTCTATAATCTTTATATAATTTCCTGTATTTTACCCACGATCTCTGTAATTCGGTAAACTTTATTGACCCATTTTTTACCAGTTTTATATAGCGATCATGCACGTAATCAGGATCAAGGCCCGCGCACCAACAAACATTTTTAAAATTTTTACCATTGTCTAATATCCAATCGTGAGCATCTTTTTTAAGATAACTTTCTTGTTTAGAACCAGATAGGGTACTTACATCTTCAAAAGCCTGCAGTAATACCGCTAGAAATAATTTTTCTTCAGGGGACTTAGTTTTTTCAACCACGGTCGATGATATCCTAATGCCCAAAAGTTTTAACAAGTTTGCTGAGTAATTCACGGTGAAACATCTTAGTTTTAGGAGAGAAGGCCATTTCTAACGAAAAATTGTAATCATCAAGAACCATGTCAATATACTCGCTTTTTTCAGGGCCCTCTAAATCACGGCAAAAGTCGATATGGGGTTTTTTATTATGAAATATTTCCATTTACATCATGCGGAGGGGAAAAGATGATATGGATGATAGCCTCCGCACGAGTAATTTCACGAATGAAATTTGTCAAAAACTTATAAATCATATTCAAATAACCAACCTCTAAAGTTAAATTAATTAAAATTTTCGTTTTTAATGAAGATAAAGAGTTTAACCCCTCTTTTTCATTTAGGTGGTTAGGAATACGATTAATTAATAAATATAGGATAAAATTTTATAATGCAACTGATTTTTTTGGTACAATTTATCAAAAAAATCACATAAGGGGTTGAGGGCGGTTAGGTTCCCGATTAACTAATCGCTCTCAAATAAGGCCTAGTCTCCCAGGCCTTATTTTGCCGATCAGCTATTTACCGTTCAAGAGTTTCTTTCCTTGAGTAAGTAAATTCTCTCTAGTTTTATCGTACGAAGAGTTATTCTTTTTAGAAATTTTTTTCACTTCATCATCCACAATTTTTGCAATCATAGATGCGGGCTTTCTAAAACCATGGCTACCCATTGCACGTAAAATGCAATAGGTATCAATGTCAACAGCGCACGATTTCCATTTGTTGATGTCCATCTTCTTTCCTTTACTTGTTTTCGTCTTCTTTATCTTGATATTCACGATCTAAAAAATATCTCGTGAAATTTATTTTGTTATGAACATTTCCGTTATAAACTTTATCAAATACTCTGATAAAATCCTCAGTGTTTGTTCCCCTCAATAACAAAGCAGATTTTGTCTTAAGAGCAGTTTTAAAACGTTCCCACTTAAATTTAGGATGTTCCGATATTACTAAGTATGCAGTAATAAAAGGTCTCGTTAAATTTATATTGAAATTATTTTTCATATACATCAACGATGAACCTACATCATTACATCTTTGAAGAGTTTTAATTTTAAACTTACCTTGTTTAAAATCATTTCTTGTTTCTCTCCACATTGAATAACCACCGGCAAGAATAAATATTGCGCATTCTAACGGTAAAGAATATTGCTTAGTCATTGCTTTGACTATGCTATAATCTTTTTTCCCATTTTCAATATGAAAATTTAAGTAAGCAGTCATGGGCCAATTTTTTCTATTGGCATTCATAATTGCAACATCGAATTCATTTTCGAATTTGCCTCTTATGTATCTGACTGGTTTACCCAACTCTTTTCGAGCTTGTAAAGTATGTTGACCATCAACAACTTCATCATTCTCGTTTATAAAGATAGGAAGATCTAAATCTTTTCTCTTCATCTCCCTAACTAGTCTCTGCACGTGCGCTTCATCAATTGCACGATTTCCTTTTACAGTTTTAAACATACTGTAATCACGTGTAACATAAATTATGTTACTATCGCTTTTTTTGGTTTTTGACATTATACCTCACTCGTGTTTTTTGCATCAATTTCACTATGGACTAAATCAGATGCTGTCCAATCGTTTAATGGATAGACAGCTTGACCATCAAGGACTAGCGGAACTTTTGCAAGTTTTTTTATTTGATCTTTAAAATGATAGTCGGAAGCCTCCATTGGCTGACCATCAACTGTTAAACTTTGAGTTTCAGAAAGCACCTCGTCCATTTCTTTAACCCAACTATTAAAAGCATGAGATTTAGATTTTATACTCATAACCTCCTTTGCTGTTAATTTTGACATATATCTTTTTCATCTTTTCCATGGTAACCTCTAAGTAATTTTATTTTTTAATATAAACATTTTAATGGGATATGCAACAAAAAAATATTATAGGATAATATAGGAATTTTATGAAATTTGTTTTGGTTTTATATGTTTGTTCTATTCTTTCTCAATCATGTGATAATGGAAGAATTCCATCGCTTGAGTTTCAATCTCATAAAGAATGCTCATTAATGGGCTATAAATTAGCGTATATGAGTGTATTTGAGATGGAGGATAGAAAAGTAAATATTGAAAAAATTGCCGTAAAATTTGAGTGTAGACAGATAAATGTTTTTGAAGATCTAATAGTTCCCAAGAAAAAACCCAAAGTAGGCGCATAGTTGCAATCTAGTCACAATTTGATATATAATAATACATGAAACTGTATCGCGTCCAAGCAAAATATAAAGAGATATTGGTTGATGAGATGCTTGAGGCTAAGAATGATACGGAGGCTCTTGACTTATTTGCCACGAAAGTTGAGTCAGGAGACGTAACTGAAAAAGAAGGTGGTGGATTTGTTGATCCGAACCGTCTTTATATAACTTTCGAGGAGGTAGACAGGAATGTCATTACAAAAACTGGTGTCGGAAAAACTACAGTTGGAGTCAAAATGGGCAAACCAAGCGTTGCAACAGGGCCGAGTAACAACTGATATGAAATGGATAGACATCAAAATTAAAGATCTTAGAAAAAAAATCAACGATCAAAGCGTTGAAGATGCAAAAAAAGATCTTTTAGACATAGCTAGCTAGTCTAGCAAATTATTTCAATTTATTTCACAGGGGACTTGTCTGCCCAAAAAAACAAAAACCCATCAAATCCCAGAAAGCTGCGAATTGTCGCACCAAAAATGAAACACCCTAAAATTTCATCGCTCTAGAATTCAATAAATTTTTTTTTTCGCAAAAAAGTGAAAAATCAAAAATGCTATAATAGGAGATAAAAAGTTTTTTTATAAATTTTTTATTAGCTATTAAATATCGTGAATATGATCCGGCTTAACAACAGGAGTAACTATGAGTGAAAAAACCATAAGTCAAACTTTAACAAAGTTAGACTCAATGATGGCTACGTTAGATGTCAAATACAATACCATAAAAAAATATCAGGATTGTAATTCTACGTTACCAAAAGATCTTCCTTACATAACTAAAGTTGAAGCCCAAAGAGCTTACAGACTTTTAGTTAGAAAGTTTGGAAAAAAACAAGTTCCAAAAATTAAAGGTTTTGGGATTGCAAATAATCTTACTTGGGTAAGTAAAAAAATGTACGTAAGAGAAAGACGACCTTATGGAAAAAAATCTTACGAAACATGGACTAGAAAATGTTGGATATGTCTTTCAGGAAATCCTTCTACATTACACAATGGATGGAGAAGATTAATCCATGATGTATCTCACATGGTTCACAGTTGGCTTAGGCCCAAGATGAAACATCATTGTTATCAACAAGCTGAACTTGAATTGGACATGATTAAATATGTACAATTCAAAGGTTGGCTTAATGGCGCTTTGAAAAAAAAGGTTATTGTTCTTACACCTGAAGATAAAAAGCTTGCGAAGATAAAACATTTAGAAGCTTTGATAAAAAAGTGGGAACGAAAAAGTAAAACAACTTTAACTTATTTGAAGAAATATAAAACTAAGTTAAAGAGATTAAATAAATAATAACTGTCGGATCATGTTCACAAAATTAAACAAGGAAAAGATATGACTTTTGAATGGAAGCACCCGAACTATTATAAAGAATTAAAAGAATTAAAAAAAGAACTGGAGGAAAAAGAGTTTAAAGAAAAAGAGGAGAGCAAAGATGATGAAAAAGATGATTAATCATTCCTTGGCTTCGCCCCAACTTTTCCCAGTTGCTACATCAACTGTAAAAGGCACCTTAAGATTTTCAATTGCGTTTTCCATTTTTTCTTTGACTATTTTAATATCATTATCAGATCCAACTGAAAAACATAATTCATCATGAATTTGTAAAATAGGTAGTTGCCCCGCTTTGTGACAGTCTATCATTGCTTGTTTTGTTTGGTCAGCCGCGGATCCCTGTATCAATCTATTTAAAGCTTTGTAAGTGAAAGCTCTTCTTATGTTATTTCCATAAATAGCCTTAGCCTCCTCATATTGCATAGCTTTGTTCATTCCGAAGGTAGATGGCTCCCACATGTCAAATCGGCATTTACGACCCCTTATTGTGCGAATAAAGCCGTATTTTGATGCACTATTAGTAACCTCATTAGCTAATTTTTTAACAAATGGTACTCTATCGTTATATTTAATTAATAATCTTTCAGCACTCTCTTTATCTATCCCTAATTCTTTTGATAATTTTGCTTTACCCATGCCATAAAATAATCCTAAATTAATTGTTTTAGCTTGTGTTCTTGATATACCCGCCATATCAGCCACTAGTTGATGAAAATCAGCCTCTTCATTTTGGTAGGATTTAATAAAATCATCTGCACCTGTAAATTTTTCGTTTACGGAGGCCGCGTAATGAGCAACTAAACGAGGCTCTTGTTGAGAGTAATCGAAACTACCCCACTGTCTACCCTCTTCGGGTAAAAATAAACTTCTTATCTTATCTCCAAACTCTTTATTACGAGCGGGAATTTGTTGAAGATTTGGATTTGAATAGGATAATCTCCCTGAAACAGTTCCACCTTGATCAGATCTTAGTTGATTTATTTCTGAATGTATTCTACCTTTATGAACATAACGTTGAATTGAGTCTATAAATGTTGAATGGAATTTATTTATTTCTCTTGCTTCTCTTATTAGTTGCGCTATCGGGTTACTACAATTTACTAACCAATTTTGTGTAAAACTTGGTTCTCCGGTTTTCGGTGTCCGTGGGTATTCAACACCTAATCTATCAAATACTTGAGCTACACTCCTTGCGGCCCAAATATCTACCCTGATAGTAGTTTCATCTTTAATTTTTTTTAATAAAATATTTTCTTTTGTTTTAAATTCTTTTTTTAACAATTGAGCTTTTTCTTCATCAATTCTTATTCCTCTTCTTCTCATGTCAATTAGTATCGGCAACAGCTCCATCTCCATTTCCCAAACATCGTTTAAACTTTGTTTAGTTATTTCACTTTTAAAATATTTCCAAAGACGTAGGGTTAGGCCCGCATCTTGCTCAGCATAGAAGCCTACGTAGCCCGCAGGCAGTCTCCAAAGGTCTGCTTTGGGATCAATTCCCCATTCTTTAGCTTTTTCATTCAGAAACGTTTCATTTTTAATTTCACCTAAATAGTCTTTTGCGCAAGCATTTAAACTAAAACTAAATCTATTTTCGTTAACGATTGCGGCCGCAACCATCGTATCTACTATTGGGCCATTTATTTCAAAGCCATTAACTAATAACCAACCAACATCATAACTTGCATTGTGAAAAACTTTTGTTGCAGGAGTTTTCAAAACATCCTGCATCCATGCGGTTGTAATACCTAAATCCATATTACCACCTGCATCATGCTGAATTGGAAAATACCATTGTTGATCAAAGGCAGCTACAGCAAAACCCACAATAGCACCATCAAAAGTTGCCCAACCTGCACCTTTAGTTTTTATGTTAGGATCTTTTGTTTCTAAATCTATAGCAATCTCTTTTGCTTGAGATAAGTCTGGATATTCGCTTGGCGCAATCCAATCACTGTCATTGTAAATAAAATTTAATTGATGGGTCATTTATTTTCTTCTTCATCTTTTAGAACTTTATTAAAAATAAAATAAATTATTATTGATGCAAAAATAATTGAAACTAATCCTAATAAAAACATTCCTAACCCGTGGAAAAAAGTCATTTTTTATCTTTCAGTTTTTTAATTTCTAATTCACAATAATGAATTATTTTTTCTAAATCTTCTATTTTGTTTTTAAATAAATATCTGCAAACATATTTTATTACGTTTCCCTGAAAAAAAGATAAATTGTTTTTTGATATAAATTCATATGGTTGAATGCGAAATTTTTTATAATGAGATCCTCCCACCTGCCTATCTTGTGGAAAAGCATCATTAAATATATCTTTATTTGTCATAATTTAAATTCTTGAAGAATTTTTAACTTTTCCTCTGCGGTTGCTATTTTTTCTATTAGTTTATCGACCTCATCAATGTGTTGTGGATGTTCACCTATGCCCACTGATTTTTCTAAATATATCTTCAAAGTTGCATCAGCCTCAGAAATTTGGGAATTATATCTGTCTTCCAATGCATTTATTATAGCTTTTTTAAGTCCGTCCATAATTTGCCTCGTAAGTTTTAAAATATCTTCCTAACGGAAAATTGTATTGATGGTATGTTCCTAATAGATGTAAAGTTCCTTTTGATCGAGTTGCTCCTGTATACCAAACTCTAAGTTCTTTTGCTTTTTCTTTACTATTCTTTTTTTCAAAATGAGATGGAAAATTACATTTACTTGATAAAACAACGTTATCTGCTTCGCCTCCTTTAACTTGATGTATTGTATCAATTATTATTTTAGGCGGTTGAGTAAGATCTATCTTTTCCTTCATAAGTTTTTTAAAATATTGCTTATCCCTATCTTTAAATTTTCTTTTGAAAATATCAAGCCAATTTCCTCTTTCCTCTCTCATACCTCCTCTTAAATGTAATTCGTCAAAGTTAAATACTTGATTCGGATGGGCAAAACTCCATTTTTTGCTTTCTTGTGATCTATATCCGTGATCAATGTTAAGTAAATATTCATACATAATGCAGGCCTCTTCTCTAGTGATAGAACCTCCTTCACATATTTTTTGCCAATATTCTATGGCCTGATACTGATTTATTTCAAAAGACTTATTACCTTTTACATCTTGAAAATATAAAGACATTTCTTTTGCTTCCTGTTGTAATTCTTTTTTTACATCATTAATTCTGGCCAAAACTAACCAACTACCATCTATTTCCCAAGGCACTTTCTTTAAATTATTCCAATAATATATTTCACCCTCTTTTTGATTTGAATAAAACTCCTTCTCTATTCTATTATTCTTCATTCCTAATAACAGACATTTAGAAAAAAAATGCACTTGTTTATTTAATCTTACTGATTTTTTTAAAACCACATTTTTACCAGGAAAATTTTGAAAATGTTCTACATCAGCCCCGTTCCACTCGTATATGGCTTGATCATCATCTCCCGCAATATAAACTCTCCAAACATTTCTCGCTAACTTTACAACCATATCCCATTGTAAGGGTGTGAGATCTTGAGCTTCATCTACCATCAAAACTTTTATAGGAAGGCCCCCACCATCAGAGATAAATTTTTGTACCATGTCTGTAAAATCTAATCGATCCGGTGTCCGTTGTCCGTTTTCCAGTTCCATAGTTTTAAAATTTTCGTATCCTGCAATAATAGATTTAAATTGCTGTAATCTAACACCTTTTCTTGTTTGTTTTTTATACAGAGAGACTGGATCTACCTTCATATTTCTTGCACGATCATACAACTGCAAAGACCAATTATTATATACTTTTTGATCATCCCAACTTTCTTTAAAATTAATTTTTATTGTTCCGTATTCAGTATGAAAATTTAATAAATCTACTTTAGGATCTAAAACTGGTATTTCAGCAAACTGTTGTCTAGCTAAACTATGTAATGTTCTAAAATATTTAAAACGATCCTCATCAATATCTGAAAATTTTTTTCTTATCCTGCTTACACATTCATCTACGGCTTTATTGGTAAAAGAAATGTAGCAAATATCTTCAGGTTCAAATCCTTGTTTTAAAAATCTTTGAACTCTTTTCAATAAGTTTTCAGTTTTTCCTGTTCCGGGAGGCCCAAAAATTTTAATTGTCTTCCCATGCAGCTTTTGTTTTAGTGAACGTGACATTTTTATTTTTATGCTCTGTTTGTTTTGGTAAATTTACTACCCAATGACGAGTATCAATATTTTGAAATTTCTTTTTAGGTTGTGCTCCTCCTTGTTCTAAAAATTTTGTACAATCTCTTTCAGACCAATTATACCCCATTTTTTTCATAAATTTTCTAAATGTTTCTAATTTAAATCTCATTTCCACTTTATCTATCCATATATTACCAGAATCTATTTGATCAAATTCAGTTGTATCTTCTGTATCTTCTAAAAATTGAGACATCCTAGAATTAAATACATCTTCTCTTTCCTCATGTGCATCAAATCCCTCCATATCCTGTTTATTAGTAATTAATTCTTCTAACCAATCACGGTAAGGATCTGGATCTCTTTTAGATGGTTTTAAAACTCTCCAAACGATATCGTAATTTAAAAGTTGTTCACCTAATAATTGTTGTTGATATAATTGTTTAGTTGATAGTCTAATAGATTTACCCTGTATTGGTAAAATCCAGTATGGTTCAGGATAAGAATTGACTTTGAGTAATTTACCTACCTCAGGTAAAGCCTCGTTCGCACCAATTCCAAATTTTCTTTTTATACATTCACTAGAAACACAATGCATTCTAGCAATAGATGTTTTACATTTATATGCATATTCTTTATTTTCAACACCTTTAAATATATTTTGTAATTCTTTTGGGTGTAATTTTTCTGTGCAAACTTTTGTCATCATTTCTCTTGTCCACTCTTCGTACATAACAGGATCTGGATTTATTTTTTTTGCTAACACTGCAACATTAAACATCGCATCATTTCTTCCCTCACCCTTTACAACCTTATTTTTCATAAAATTAACCACACAAGGAGGATAATCTTTTGTTTCATCATCTTGAAATATTTTTAATTTTTTAAATTCTGCGGGTGTGAGTCTAAATTTGCTTACAAAATCATATAAGTTTTCTATTTTTATTGAATTACAATTATCATCCATTGCGACTCGTGTTGTCATGTGAGCTTTTTGATAGGGTAGGTTGACAAAATTTCCTTTTCTTTTTTCATCCCAGTTCTCAGGTGTTAAATCAACTTCATCTTGGGCAGGAAAAATATCGGTAGTGGTATCGTTAATACCTAAATCAGAGGCGATTTGAATAAGTTTTCTTCGCATATCTGATGCTGAAACAACACCATCTATATGTAAAATTAAATGTAACCCGTTAGACTTTGATCTATAAGGTACTAGTGGGTATCTTCTTTTTCTGATGATAGAAACAAGGTCTTGATGCCGTATATTATAACGATCAACATCGATGACCCCCCAATTGCATGTATTATCATCTCTGATAGGGACAGATCCATAATAAGCTTCTCCTTTTAAATGTTCTAACCAATGATTTTTTGTCATTGATGTAGGTTCAAGCCAATGTTTGAATTCTGCCTTACCCTTAGAATTTTTTTTACCTGTAGGCTTGGAAACACCAAAATATGTATTGGAACCCTGGAAGAGTTCTACAAACTCTTCCAGAGTC